GCAAGATGGCCCACCCCGTTTCTAAGGAACTCATCAGCGAAATGACTTCCATTCAACGCGAAGCAGGATCGGCTCCCGCCGCGCCTAACCACCGTAAAGATGACCGAGTAATTGCCGCCGCTTTGGCAATCCTTGCGTGGAACGACCAAGTTCGTACCAAGTTGATGTCACAAGGATTTTTGTACGAAGCCGAGCAAGATCAGCGGGACATGGCGCTGCGTACCGGGGTAGAAGTGGCAGGCCCACGCATGGTGCGGTCGTACATGAAAGACCTTGGCATCTTATACAACAAGACCGAGAACACCGCGACCGTTAGAATGTCCAAGAACAGGGCGGTCAATCGGACATGAACCGCATCGGCCCCCGAGTCAGAGTAAGCACTGAGATCGGCGCTGATGATGAAAAAGCGTGGAGTGACAGGCACTTACAGCACGTTTACCTGTGGCTGACCACCAATCCAAACAGTCCGTACAAAAGCAGTCCCAGTATGGTGTTAGCGGCGCTCAACATTGAAAAAGAGAAGTGGCCTGGGTTTCGTAAGGCGTTTTCTACCGGCGATTTCCACTGGTATCGGTTTGGTGTTCGCATTCGCATTACGGCAGGACTCAAAAAAATCCTTGCCGGTATGTTTGAACCCATCGTCAAGAAGCGCGACAAACGCGGCTATATCCTTGATTGGGAAATCAAAACTGTTGAGAATCCGTTTCCCTTGCAATGCCCACCCTTCTATCAGGGGAGCGTTAAGATCACGACGCGGGGATTGCAGGTGAGTCTCAAGCGTACCGATCCGCAGATGGCCCCTAAACACGACCCGGAAGGCCGGACGCGGTTGCTTAATCCATTCGGTCGGGTGTAAAAAGCAAAAGGAGGGTGTCCCGTGGCTGTACTGAAAGAATTTGCCTGCAAAGCGCATGGCCCGTTTGAGGAAATCGTGGAGCAGGATGTGGTTCCCGGTTGCCCTCACGGTTGTTCGCCGCGCTTTGTGGTGCGTGAGATTCGGTCAGCCCCGGCGGCGCGTAACGTGGTCACTGGCAAAATGGACGCGCTCCAGAAAGATATTGCCAAAGACTTTGGGTTGCCTGACATTAAAGTGGACAAAGAGAACGGACAAAGCGTGATGAAGAATCTCCAGTCCGGTCAGGACTTCAGCCCCCGGTGGGTAGACGTTCCCAACAAGCCCAAGTCGGGCGATCTCGCGTCTAACTTTGGCTTGACCGGCGGCAATGCTTTGGCAGGCGCAAAGTTTGAAAAGCCCACGCCAATTATTCAGGGTTCCTACCGCGCATCCTTGCCATCGGTGGACTAACCCATGAAACTGCCTCCACAGAAAGAACTGTTCGCGTTCTACATCGAACTGAACCATAAATGTAATGCGACTCGAAACGAACGTCGAAAGCAGTACACCCTGTGGAGATCTTTCTTCTTGTATGGCGGTGGCCCGGAAGTAACCCAAGCCACCATCAACAAGATCTACCCGCACGTAGATCAGTTAAACGCGCTGATGTATTCCTCAGAGACCACGCGCTTCAGCATTGACCTTGCGCCGTCGGCTTCCGACATGAACAAAGCAATGGTCATTCCCATGATGCGGTCGCTCAACGAGGACTGGCACGCGTCCAACACTGACCTGATCTTCAGTCAGGCACTCATGTGGTCGTTTGTGTACGGCTCCATGTTTGTGAAGATGCGCGTCAATCAAGGCCAGATTGAGCCGTTTGTGGTTGAACCGTTTGACATGGGCGTCCTGCGCGAGGACATCTACGGCTTGTGGCGGCAAGAAGCGTTCAGCCATTCGTACTACATCACCAAAAGTCAGTTGGAGTACGAACTTAAGAATATTCCGCACCCGCGTACGGAAGAAATTCTGAAGGCTACGTCGGTTGGGCCAAAGCAAAACCAAATGGAAGCGGCGACGGCGCTAGACCGCATCGTCACCAGTCAGTCCAACCCAACCATGATTGGCAACGTCAATTTCGACATTGGCGAAAACAGCAAGTACCGGCCTCAAGTGGCTGAAGATCTTATCCAGATGTACGAACTGTACGTCTTTGACGATGAGATTCAGGACTACCGCATCGTCACCATTGCCGAACCTGGCGTAGTCATTTTTGACCGCCCGATTGAGTCGGTGTTCATCAAGAACGAAGTGCCGTTTATTCAGGTTTGCCCGAATCCCGCGCACGACTTCTTCTGGGGTTATTCAGAAGTAGACAAGTTGATTCCGCTGCAAAAGATGCGGAACGAACGCATGGAACAGATTCAGCATATGCTGAACCTTCAGGCGCGACCGCCGAAGTTTGGTTCCGGCTTCCAAGGCGCGATTGATGAAATGGCAGACACGTTGGACAGTCCCAACGGGTTGCTCTCTGCGGATATGCCGGGAGCCAAACTGGAGTCTATGGCTCCAGAGATTCCCGCTGACTTGTACAAAGAAATTCGTGAAATCGACGCTATGTTTGAAGAAGCGTCAGGCATCACTAACGTCATGTCGGGTCGCGGTGAACAGGGCGTACGTTCACAAGGCCACGCCGCCAACCTTGCGCGACTGGGTGCGTCACGCGCCAAGAAACGCGCTCTGGTCATTGAAGATCAGTTGGAAAAGGTTGCGGGTCTGTTCCTGCAATTGAAGCAAGCGTACGACAAATCGCGGCTGCGTTCCGACATTGGCATTGAATTTATTGCTGACCAGTTCACGGATAAGTTTTTTGTCAAAGTGGATGCTCACTCCAACTCCCCGATCTTCCAAGAAGATCAAAGAGCGTTGGCGTTTGAGTTGTTCAAGGCAAAGGCCATCGACAGAGAATCGCTGATTGATTTGCTTGACGTTCCGATGAAGGAGTTGCTAAAACAAAGACTCCAGAAAATGGAACAGGCTGAAGCGCAGGCTGCTCAACAAAAGCAGCAGCAGGAAGCCCAAGCGGCAGCGGCTAAGGTCACACCCATCAAGGGAGCAGGCAAATGAAGCGCGGCAAACGGTCTCACAAGCGCAAAATGCGCCGGTAAGGCAGAAATTACGTGTTAGGGGGGCTGATGCAACTAGGAGATACGCACATGGCTCGTCGTCATAAGCGTGGCGGTCGTAAGTCGAAGCGCAAGTAATTGCGCTCCGGGTTCACCCGTAGCACAAACGACCGCTACTTCTTACGGGGTAGCGGTCTTTTTATATACGAATGTTGACATTCAAATTCGCAGGGTTGTAGAAACGCCCCTATGAGCGTCCCACCGCAAATCGCGCAGGCTTTGGCAAGCGCAAAACCCCCCGGCCCCGGAGCCGCCCCCGGCCCTGCCGGTGCGCCCATGATGACTCCCGGCCCGAAAGAGGGGAACCTCGCGGGTGCAAGAGCGGACGTGCAAGTGGTGGTTAAGAAGTTGACCCAATCGCTTCAGACGTTCCAGCCCACGACGCCGGAAGGCGAGGCCATTATGAAGGCCATTGGGATGTTGACCAAAGCCTTTGGCGAGACCGAAGGCAAAGACAAAGAACTCATGCCTGCCGAAATCGCGCAGGCTGTATCGGGGTTAGCAGGCCCCGGTAAGCCGCCGCCGGGACTTCCGGCTCCGGCAGGCCCCGCACCTCTCCCAACTCCGATGTAAGGAAGCGCCACCATGCCAGGTGATCGTCTGTTTGATCCGTCCTCGTCGCTCACTATTCGTGACCCGCAGGACAATGCATCCACCAGTGACAAGATCCGCAACCCGCCGCGCTACATGGAACTGGGCGGTCTGGAAAGCGGCAAGGCTCGCGGTTTGATGATTAACGACATGAAGGTGCGGCCTCCGGGCGGCACTATTTCGCGTGTGCCGTTCGATCACAAGCGCAGTAAGTATTGATTTTTTAAGGCCAGGGGAGCGCCGTTATGCCGTCACTTGAAGAACTTAGCCCAGAACAACAGGATCAAGCCCTGAAATTGTTCGCTTTTGTTAAGCAGAACCCGGAAGTTGAAAAACAAATCCGGCGGGAAGCCAAGCGAAAGAATCCCACAATGTCTGCGCCTGACATTGACCTTGAAGATGCTCTTGCTAAACAGAAAGAGGATTTTGAGGCCAAGTTAGAAGCGGAGCGTAAAGAGCGTTTGGATTTCTTGCAGACTGAACGTCGCAAGGAAGCCCACGCCAAGATCCGCGCAGCGGGACTCAGCCCGGATGAGGTTGAGAAAGCGATGGTTGACGAAGCAATCGGCAACTATGACACGGCAATCCGGTATGTGTCGGCGCAAAAGAAATTAGCGCCTGCAACGCCGGAGGCAATTACGCCGATGACCATGCCGGACAATAAAGATTTGTGGAAGAACAAAGAAATGTTCGCTCGCAAGTCTGCTTTTGAGGCAATCAATGAGTTGGTTGCCAAGCGTGGTTTGGGTTGAGTTTATTAATCATGTGCTGCGGGGGCAGTGCGGCATGACAGTCGAAACTAGGAGTTAAGTCATGGCAGTTTTTGGACAGGGCATCGTCCCCGCCGCAGGCCCAATTGCGAATGAATTGACCTACGTTACCCGTAGAGCGTTCATTCCCAAGATGGTCGTACAGATTTACCAGTCCTCGCCGGTCATTGCCGCGCTTCTGGCTAACACCCAGACTGCTTCCGGCGGTGTGTCGAGCGTGTCTGTCCCGGTTCAGGGTCAGCCGTTCGTTAACAGCCAGTGGACGGACTACTCGGGTTCGTTCAACCAACCGCAAGCGCAGCAGGGTGCGTTCCTCGGTGAGTTTAACCTCAAGGCAATGGTCACGCCGATTCCGTTCCTCGGAATGGAAGGCGCGGTGCAGATGGATCATGCCATCGTCCCGCTGATCGAAGCCCGTATGAACGACGCGACCAACAGCATGGTTGATGCGTTTGCCAACGCGCTGTACAACAACACCACCTCAACGCAGCAGTTGCTCGGCCTTCCGGGCGCGGTGGATGACGGTACGCAGTTGGTAACCTACGGCAACATCAACCGTACGTCGTACCCGTGGTGGCAGTCAAAGTATTACCAAAGCGTTGGCGTTGCACCGACTCGCAAGAACGTTCTCCAGTACATTGCCGCCGCCCAGAAGTACGGCTCGGAAATGCCAACGTTCGGCGTTTGCGGTATCGGCACTTGGGTCGCTCTCGCGCAAGACTTCATGTCGGCTGAGTCGTACCAGATGCAGCCTGGAATGGGCTTTGATTCAGACTCTGATCGTCCGCGCTCGGCGTTCCGTGCGCTTGACGTTGCCGGTGTGCCGATCTACGCCGATCCGTACTGCCCAGAAGGTACGATGTACCTCCTGAACAGCAACTACCTCAACCTGTACGTCCACGATCAAGCGTCGTTTGCGTTCACGGGCTTTGAGTCGCTGCTTTCCAACTACCAGTTGGGTTACATTGGCGCGGTTCTCACGATTGCCGAACTTGTCCTTACGAAGCCAAAGACCTGCGTGAAGGTTGGTGGCTTTACTCCGATTGCTATCTAAGGAGCGCCGCAATGTCAGATTTAAAGATTGCAGTAGGTGGCCTAGACTACCTTGCAGAGCAAAGCACCGCGCAGTTTGCAATTCTTAACGGCACCAATGCGTTTACGTTGGCAACGGTGTCGGCGGGTACGGTTTCCGGCACAAACATCACGGGCTACATTGCTACGTTGACGTTTGCGTCGGCTCACGGCTTGACGTTTAGTCCGTCATCCAACGTGCTTCCAAACTACTTCATTAAGTTTGCAAGCGCGACCGTGACTGGCGGTACGGGTGTTCTTTCGGGTAACACGTTCCGCATCTTGTCAATTCCAAGCACCACGACGCTGACGTTTTACACCACGGTGTCGGCGGCTACGTTCTCGGGCGCGTCGGTTATTCCGGTGTTCTATCCGCTGTTCCAACAGGCTCTCTTGTCGGGTGCGGCGACCAACACGTTGGCGTCGGGTACAACGGGTTCGTTTGCAACGTCGGGCGGTTTCCCGTACTACGGTTCGGTGCAATGCTCTAACCTCACGTTGGGTGCAAATTGCGCGGCGCTGTACAATTCGGACAACACCGCTGTGCCGCTTGACGCTTCCACGGGCGTTACGCCGTCCACGGCTCCCACGTTCCGCCCAATGCTTGCAGCCTCAACTGCGGGTCAGTTGCGCTTTGGCCCGTACGACCAAATTGCAGCAAGCGGCACGACGGCGACCAGTTACATTTCAATTGTGAACTAATCAGTAAGGGGGGTTTGAAATGGGCGTTCTTGATCTATCGGAATACGTAAGAGTGACCAATCGTACGGGTGTACCTATTGAGGGTATGTACGATGGAATCTCCTACCTGTTTGAGGTCAATGAGCCGACAGACGTACATCACCTTGTGGCGACTCACATCTTTGGATTTGGCGTCACCGACAAGACCAATGCGTTTCATCGACTCAATTGGCTAAACGATAGAATGAGCATGAAAGATGCGCTGAATCGCTTAAACGCGATTGAGTTCTCCGAAGTCCCAAATCCATCTACCAATATTACGGCTGCGGTGACCAAGCCGCGTCGTACAAAGTCCAACAGCCCAACCCCCCTGGCCGATGTTGGTGTGGATGCCGGGGAGAGGGGTAAAAGCCTCTCCCCGTCTGACGCACTAGATTTGGAGGATGTGGTAGGGGAACGGTAATGCGGAGGTTGAGTGGCACTTTCAACGTATATCACTCAAGTTCGCAGACTGCTGCATGATCCTGTCGGGCAGTATTGGTCGGACTCTGAATTAACGGACTACATCAATGAGGCACGGAATCGGGTGTGTAAAGACACTCGGTGTCTGCGCCAACAGATTGTAGGTCTGGTGACGCTTAGTCAGGGCGTCGAGCAATACGTCATCAACAACACGGGAACCCAGACTACGGGTTCCCAGTTGGTGACTCTTCCTTCTGCGTACACGGGCTATCAAATTGTTGATGTCATGGGCATCAACATCTTGTGGGGTGCTACGCGCATCAAACTGGCGTACTTGCCGTGGACGCGTTTTGATGTGAACTTCCGCTACTGGAACAATCAGCAATCCCGTCCGGTGTGCTTTAGCCGTTACGGAACCATGAGCGTGTACATTGGGCCGCAACCGGACACCACGTACTCGTCAGATTGGGACGTTGCAATGATTCCGCCGCCGTTGACCAGTGATTCGACGCCGGAACCCATCCCGGAACCGTTCACGACGCCGATTAAGTATTACGCCGCTCACCTTGCCAAGTTCCGCGAGCAAGCGTTGGGCGAGTCGCAACTGTTTGAGCAGATGTACGTGAAGCAAACCAAACAGGAATCGGTGGCGTTTATGGGTCGCGTCATTCCTGACCCGTACGCCAAGTGATGCCGGTGAACCATGCCTGCACCACAAAAGGAAATTAAGGAAAAGGGTGAGCGCTCGGTAGAAACAAAATACTTTCGCCAATGGAAAGGAGTTTTTACCAAAGCCAAGCGCAACGCCGTCCCTGAAGATCACTTTTACGATCTTACTAACTTGATTCCGATTGGTGATGCCAACCTGCACACCATTCCCGACATATCGGCGCAGTTAGTCGATTTTGCGTCGGACACCGTGTACTGGGTGCAGTACGCCAACATCAATTCCACGGATTACCAGTTCATCTTTACGGTATCCGGCGCGATTTGGGCGTACAACATTGGCGCAAACACCGCCGCGCAAATTAACGTCGGTACGCTGATGAGCGGGTCGGGAACCCGCATGGATCAGTGGAAGAATCAGCGCGTTCTGTTTGCTGACGCCACGGGCTACTATTCCTGGGACGGCACAACGTTTAGCGGCCCGTACAACGGCGGCACTAGCACAAACTTGGCAGTAACCAGTGCTACGGTATCCGGTAGCGTAGGCACGGTGTTGTTTACGGCAAGCCCTACCACGCTGTACAACGGCGCGGTATTGCAGTTTTCGGGTTTCACGCCGTCCGGGTGGAACGGCAAATATGCGTACAGCCAGATGACGTTGCCTGCGGTCAGCAGCGCGGTCATCAACACGGCGTTCACGCTTGGGACAATTACGTTCGCCTCAGCGCACAACCTTGCGACAGGCGCGATTGTTACCCTCACAGGTTTTGTTTCTACGGGGTGGAACGCCACGTTTACGGCTACCGTGACTGGTTCAACAACCATCACCGTTCCGTTGACTGCCGCTCCCGTGGTCACGCTACCGGCAATTACTGCCGGCACGGTTGTTTCTACAACGGGTACTTTGACCTTTTTGACCCCTCACGGGCTATCAACGGGCCAATACATTACCCTGTACAACATGAACCCGTCCGGTTGGAACGGGCAGTACCAAGTGACGGTGACCAATTCAACGCAGGTCACCATTACGTTTGGCGTAGCGCCGGGAACGGCGACATCTCCGTACGGCAGCGCGGTTGTATCAGCCGCCACAACGGTTGGCACGGTCACCGTGGGCAATATGTGGCAGACCACGTTTGCGTCACCGCCAACCAATGCCACCGTGATTGGAACGGTGTTAAGTCCTGGCTTGCTTCCGCAAAACGCCACGACGCCGTTTGCGCAGTATTTAACGTGCCCCGATATTGCCGTGTTCAACAATCGAGTCTGGATTTATTCAGACCGTGCGTTGTACGTGTCAGCCATCAACGGCTACAACGATTACACGTTGGTGGATGGCGCGGTCGTACAAAATTTAACAGACCCGCAGATTCGTGGTCAGTTGACCCGGATGTTGAGTTCCAACGGGTATCTGTACCTCGTTTCTAAGTCAGCCGTATTTGTCATTTCGGACGTTTACGTGCCGTCTAACGCGGTTCCTCCGGCTCCCATTTTCACGCCGCTGAACGTGCAAGGCATCATTGGTTCCGATCAACCCGCGTCCGTGTTCACGCTCAACCGTGACCTGATGTTGGCAAACAGTTACGGCGTGTACCAAATCTCGGGCGTGACCGCGCAAAAGATTTCGGACGATATTGATGGGACGTTTCAGTACGTCTCAACCCAAACGGGGTCTGGCGGCTTACAGATTTCGGGCGGCGCGTGCAGCGTTCAAAACATCCTGAACGCCTCGTTCCTGATACGCCAAATCAACGACCCCATTTTTGGTACGCGAACCATCGTTGCCAATTTCTTTGACAACAAGTGGTGGTGGGCCAACTACAACTCGTCGTTGACGGTCAATTCCAACGGCATAGCGTCTATCACGGAAGCCACGACGGGTACGCTGACGTTCATTTCGTGGGGCATGAACGGGTCATTCCCGGCGCTCTACGGCATCAAGAACAACAAGTTGTACCAGTTGTACTCAAACACCGCGTCTGCGCCGCTGACTCGGTGGATGACGCCGTTGTGGCCTATGGAAGATTCCTTGGCTGACAAGGAAGTGTATCGGGCCGGTCTTGAAATTACGGCGACGGCGGTTGGCAACGTCTATATGTCGCTTGACACGCCCAACACGACCAACCAATTCTTGGTGGGAACTCCAGGCGCAGTGGCTTGGTTCAACGGAACGGGCGCTATTACGGCATGGCAGAACAATTCTTCTGTGCCAGTCACATGGTCAAATTCATCGTATTCGCTGTTCTTGGCTGACTCGCAAGGCGGGTTTGGCAAGTACGTGGGCTTAACGGGGTACGTTAACCCCGGTTCCATTTACGAAATGAACGGCAACATGATGGATTACGCACTCAGGAAACGGTGGTGATATGGCAGGTTCAATTTCAGGCTTGAACGTTTTTGCAACGCAATCTGGGCCTATTCCACTGGCTCAGTTGGATAGCAACATTGCCACGCTGACCACGGCGCTTAATACGCTCCAGAACTTTGACAACTTCTTTGTTGATTCTGGATCGGCTAACAGCATCATTGTGACCGTCAACGCCCCGCAGGTGGTGACGTACGGCGCGGGACTCACGCTACAGATCAAGGTAGCCGCGACCAACACAGGCGCAACCACCATCAACATCAACGGTCTGGGCGCAGTTGCGGTTAAGACTAGTTCGCTATCGGCATTGGCTGCCGGTCAAATTGTTGCGGGTGGCGTGTACCAATTTATGCACGACGGTACGCAGTTCCAGTTGCAGACCCAGGCGGTATCGGTGACGGGGGCACAGGTCAACGCGGCGTTGGGCTACACGGCGGGTTACATCAACATCCCGCAGAACAGCCAAACCGCCAACTACACGTTGGTGGCAACGGACGTAGGTAAGCACATCAGCATCACCACGGGCGGCGTGAACGTGCCAATTTCGGTGTTCAGCCCCGGTGATGTGGTCACAGTGTTCAACAACTCGGGGTCTAACCAGACCATCACTCAGAACACGGGTGTGACGCTTCGACAGGCGGGTACGGCTAACACGGGCAACCGAACGTTGGCTCAATACGGTTTATGCACAATTTTATGCATAATCGGCGGCGCGACTCCTACGTTTGCCATTTCCGGCGTTGGGTTAACCTGATGAGTGGCATTAGCGCCATGCTGTTAGGTGGATCGGCGTTTAGCGCCGTGACGCACACCTATGTCACTGGCACGGCTCAGACTGAAACCGTACCGACGGGAGCGTCCAATTGCCTCATTACCATTTGGGGTGGCGGTGGCTCAGGTGGCATCACTAGCACCAATGGCGCAAACCAGAACACGGGCGGTGCAGGTGGCGCAGGCGGCGGTTACAGCACCTTGTCAATTGCTGTTACGGGCGGCAACACGTTTACGTATAGCGTGGGCGCAGGCGCAGGTTCGGTTACGCCACCCAACACGGGGTTTACGTCCGGTCTAACGGGCGGCGCATCGTCGGTATCGGGAACAGTAGCGGGTGGTAGCGTATCCATGACCGCCAACGGCGGCACTGGCGGCACGTCAACCACCGCAGGCGGCACAGGCGGCACGGCTTCTGGCGGTAGCACCAATACGCAAGGCGCGGGTGGCGGCGCGGGAACAACGTTAATAGGTGGTTCTGGCGGCTCGTCGGCTAACGGCGGCGGCACGGCGACCTATTCAACCGTTCCAGTCGACGGCTTAATTCCTGGTGGCGGCGGTACGGGTGGAGTAGGCATCAATGACACCGCTTCCGGCGCGGGTGCGCGTGGTCAGGTCACGTTTTACTACACCTAATCATGGTCATTACCCCATTTGGCGACTTAGAGTACGGAGACCAATCGGGGTTGGACTCATGGTTAGCCGCGCATGACCAAAGGCACAAGACAGAACGACAGACCATTGCTGTTAATGGTGTGGCGCTGCCGTCCCGTTCTATGGAAGGGCCGCTCAACCAAGAGTGGCTTGGTCGCCACATGGTTGAGCATCAAACGCTAAAGGACTTTGCGCTACCGGATACGTCGGTCAATTCGTTGATTCTTGAGATGTCGTGGAATTCGGAGGAGAATTTCTACAAATGGCATCAGATTCATAACGAACTTCATTCTCGCCTCGATCAGGCGTTAGGACTGACGTAATGCCTGCTCTAACGGGTTTTGCACCGCCTGATAAGACCGCGCAAACCGCAGGCGACTATCTTGCGTCCTCGTCCAACCGTCCTTCTTACGGCATTGGCGGG